CTTGGACGTTGATGGAAGGCCAGGCGCGGAATGCCTGATTGTTCGTCCCCTCCCGCCCGTGAGGGCTTCGCTGCTTGACGTGGCACACCGCTATGGTGTTTAGGCGCCACTTCAGATGGGGATGATCCCCCTTCCTAGGCCATTACAGTACCATGGCCAAAGCTTCGGCCGCTGTTTGGACAGCAGGGCCGTACTTCCCTAGCCAAGGCGTGAGTGCCCCGACCACGTCCTTGCCTCGCCGGAGAACGTCGGCGATCTTAACCTTCTTGTTGCGGTGCTTGTTCCGATCACGAAGAGATAGGGCGTTAGCCCCCGGCCCAGTCTCAGCGCCCGCTATTAGGGATGCATAAAACTGGGCAGATGGATCGGGCAGCGACCACATAGGCGTCAGACCGCTAACGGCCGGCTTTGGGATGCCAGCCAGGTGAAAGAATATCCTGGCAGTGGCAATATTGGCGACGGACGCAGGACCGCCTATCAAGGCGACAGTCACACCGCAATCCATCCACTCGTTGAGCGGGCTAGTGGTCCCCGCCGGGGCGGGGTTGGCCCACACAGGAGCGGTGGAGTACCAGGTGCACGAAATGCCGTCGTTGGTTAACGCCTCACAGCCGTTAGGCTCGAGTGGGAACGCGGTGACGTCCCCCGTGTAACCATTACCGGCAATACCGTACATCCTACCCGCTAGCGCGTTGGTAGAACCCGTGAACTCGAGGGTGACTTCCAGAACCAATGGGACGAGGAACTGGAAGTTGTTGATGAAGGAAGCGTACTCCGGGTCGTTGGTTGCCCCCGCATAGGTGGCCGGCGTCGTGCCGGTCCACGTGGCCACCTTGTTGTAGTGGCTAGCCATGAGGGGAGCTACCGTTAGACCACAATTGCCATTGGCGTCAGTGGTGAGCAACACCTCACACGTTTGCTTCAGTGGAATAGCCCTGGCCGGGAGCGCCACCGGAGGTAAAGCCGGCGGTGCGAATTTCGGATCCAGGAGCATTTGGCAAAACGGTGAGAGCCGCGTGTCCACTAGGAGGCCAGGCATGTTCGGAGGAATCGTCTTCCTCTTCTCGTTCGGGTTGCGCTTGCGGTCGCGGTTGGACCTGCCGGCTGTCGCGGCTGTCCCGGGGTTTTGGACGACGAGCGTCCCTCCTACTTTTGGTGCCATTCGTCCAACACAGGCAGTAAAATCCTAACTTGCCTACTGGACTGGATACGTCCAATTGTACTGTTGCAACACTCTCTGCGTTAGGGTCGATCACCAAAGTTGTTGGTGGTCTGGCAGTCATGTGGAATGACATGCCACGCGTGAGGTGTCGGCAGTCAACCGAACTTCGCGACCTGGGCGTAGGCGCCCACCCGGCGTCGACAGGGCCAGAGGCCCCTCCCCCACCCGCCAAGCGGAGGATTATAGGCGCTTAGACTAGCGTCCCGGGCTCGCCAAACCCGGATCCGCATTTAACCCATAGGGGGGCTGGCCGCCAACCAGACTTAGGGCCCCCATTGCCCGCTCACAGCCACTCGTCCCTTATGAGGCCGTGAACGGTGTCATCTGGGATGTAGGCGTAAGGCACTCGCGCGCGAGCCTCCAGGTAGCCCTCGAGCTGCTGTTGCAGACCGGGGGAAATGCCCGTGTACTCGGCAAACGCATGCCTCAACGCCACACTGGGTTCCACAAAATGAGTGGGAACCCTCCCTGCGACCTTGGCCGCCAAGCCCCGCTTGCGCGACCTCGTGGACCCGGTCCGGCCCATGACCCACATGGTTGGGTCCACCCCCTCCAGCAAGCGGTAGGTCGTGTCGTCGTCCAGGCGCAGCTTGGCCTTCGACACGTCTCCTCGGGCCAGCGTCCCGGTGAACAGTGCCTGGACCACCGGTACTCCGGAGGCCCACGTGAGCTCGCTGAGTGCTTTGGCACGTAGCAGACCCAGCGAACACCCCATGTCCACCTGGGTGGTGTGGCCGAACCTGACCAATGCCCGTGACAGCAGCCGGATCGACTTGACCTTGAGGTGCGGATCGTCGTAGGCAAGGAAGACCCTGGAACAGAACTGTGCCCGAGGCCCATGCCCCCTGAACACAGTCCTGTCGACTTGAAGGGTCATGCCCATGCAGCCCGCCACCCTCTCCATTTCCGGCCCAAGCAGATCCAAGGCCGCAGGGGCCCCTATGGTGAGACCGTCATCACCGGCCATGTTGCCGAAGACGTCCCTCTCGCGGACAAGGCCGAGGTTCTTGCAGGCCGTGAAGTAGACCATGGCATTGGCCACGAAGTTGCCCAGAGTGGTGTCCATGTCCCCCGAGCCGACCGTGCCGGAAATGTAGGCCTCGATGCCGAAGCCCTTCATGGCCGCGTCGACCACCCGGTTCCGCGAGTAGGGCGCCCTACACCTGCTGTGCTGCCTGGCATTGAGCGCCATGGCCAACTCGCGTATGGCATCCGCCACGTGCGGGTCCGGGGACCTCGCCGCCAGCCTTTCCATGACCCACATGTAGACCCTGGCCACGGACCTCTTGAGGTAGTAGCTGGTGTTGCCGTCCATGCGGCTGTAGTCGGAGGTTATAGCCTCCGCACCGTCCCCCAGCTCCGTGAGGACTTCCGTCACCCGCCCCTCCATATCCGCGGGCGACCTTGAGGAGGCGTACTCCGGCAAGCACGCCTTGATGACCGCCGTTATAGCGGGTACGGAGTGCAGGGTGCACACCTTGTCGGCCTTGGCCCTGTCGCTGATGACCCTCGGTGCCGACTCCTTGACCGGGACCCCGTGCCGATAGTTGAGATGAAACTCGTTCTTGACGAACATGCTGATCTCACCAGTCGGCTCAGGGCCCAACATGTCGGCCCTTAGGTCTGCCGCGACCACGTCCGCCGTGCACTTGCTGGAAGTGCGCCTGACCCAGGTCGCCAGGTCCATGAGGGTGGTGTCGAGAGCGGCCTCCAGTTGGTCGCTGGCTTCCAGAACCTCTATGAGGTTCTGAGCCCCAGCGTTGATGAC